AAGATGCGCCAATATCGGTTAGCTGATGGGGGATATGGGAAAATAACGGATTGCATTTTGTACCCTCTGCTTTGTTACTTTGACCGCGCAACATGACTGTCAGTAACTGGGGTACGCTCACGAGGAGCGTAACCCATTTGTCACTGACAGGTCAATTGCCTTGCCAACTGTCAGACTGACAGCGTACTGACAGTAAACTGACATCACTGACAGTCATTATTTAGTAGCCCTTGAAAGCACCAGAACCATTGCTGCCATTGAGTCCGAGACGATATAGCCAGACTTGTATTCCTCAAGATAGCCGCCGCTGACAAGCTGCTTTTTTGCAGCAGAAAGCGCCTGCCGTCGTGCGCCGTCTGTCGGAAAGTCTCGGCTTTTGGTGTATTCATTGAATGCAGAGGCGGTCAGATACGGCCTGCCTTGGTCAATGTCGCCAAGTGCAAACCATGCGGACTCGAACATCTGCCGCGCCCCTGCCGGGACTTTGGTATCTTCTTCCTTGCCTTCTGGTGCGTCTGCCTGCACGACAACGGCCGATGTAACCGGCTCGCCATCCTCATCAATCCATGGGAGTTGAACAGGCGTTATGGTCATGTAAACGGGCGCGGTTAGCTCAGCGTCCTTGCTCTTTCGCTGCACGACCTCAAGTGGTGCGCCGTCCTTTCCTGGTACTACGCTGATCTCGATATCCAGCGCGCCGCGCCAGGCAGAGGATCCACGCGCCCGGTGCTGTGCTTCATCGGATACGCCGGTGTGGTGAACCAGCACGACGGAGCAACTAAACTCGGCCATCAGGCTAGAGCAGGCGTCTAGCATTGTCTTGGCATCCTGTGCGCTGTTTTCGTCGCCATTAAGGAATCGGTGCAGGGTATCGACCACAATCACGGCCGGCTTTGATGGTAAGCCCATTACAGCCTCACGGACGCGCATGTAACCGCCTGGTGTGTTCAAGTCCTCGCCGGCCTTGGATAGCCACATATCCAGGTGTGAGGCGCTGTTGTGCAGCTTCCACGCCGCCAGACGGCCGCGCAGGCCGTGATGTCCTTCGCCTGCAAGATAGACGACCGTCCCGGCCGTCACTCGGTTAGCGCACCAATCGGCCTTTCCGCTGGCGATGGATAGCACCATATCCAGAACCACGAAAGTCTTGCCGCCGCCGCTTGGGCCGTGAACCATGATGAGCGCGTCACGCTGTAGATGGTGCTTGATGAGCCAGCTAATCGGCGCGGGTTCCCGGCAGAAGTCATCAGCCGGAACAAGGTAGCCGCTCTCGGCTGGTGGATTGAGCAGGGCCAGAAGGTCGCCGCCGTCGTTGACGTAATCGTTGACGTCATGCCCTTGTGTTGGTGGTATGACCAATGTCGCGCCGATTGCCTCGGCTGCCTTCTTTCCTTCTGTCTGCCCTGTTCCGCTGGTGTCATTGTCAGCCACGATGACGATGCGCGCCGTATCGCCGGCATATTCCCGCAATGCCTTGGCGGTCGCCGTCATGTTGCCGGCGCTGTACGCAATCGCCACAGGCTCGCCGGTCGCCTCAAAGATGGTCAGGCCAGTAGCCACGCCCTCGGCCAGATAGTAGGTTGCCGCTCCTTGATGCTCGCCTATCAGCCATGAAGCGCCGGCCGTCCGGCCACCCTTAAGAAACAGCTTCATGCCATCGGCCGCAATGTACTGAAGGCTGACAATCTCGCCGGCTATCAGTAGTGGCGCGATGAGTCGGCCGTCCCCGGCTACCTTCAGCCCGTTGGCGCTGATCTGCTTGCGCACCAGGTACGGATGGTCGTCGCTTGCCGGGCTGGCGGATTCCCATATCTCGGCCGCATTGTCAGCAGCGTCTGCGCGCTTTTCTGCCAATTCACGCTCACGGATGGCCTTCATCTCTGCCATGCGTCGGCTATGCTCGATGCTCTCGCTCGCTGTGAGGTCACGGCCAATGTCAGCCCTGAATGGCACATTAGATCCGATTCGCCAGTCCCCAAAACAGCCGGCCGGCACCTTGCCGCCATAAAGAATGTACCAGCCTGCCTTATCGTGGCTCTTGCCGTTTGTGCTGTAGCGGTGCAACTGGCCATCGGCTTGCACGTATTCCGGTGGAACCATCCCGGCATCCATGATGGCCTGCTTAAACTGAAGCTCTGGCGGATCAGGCTGCTTTGGTTGTGGTGGCGTAAAAGGCTGGCCCATCAGATCGACTATGTTCGCCATTTTATTTCTTAGACTCCCTGTGGGTTTGTGCCGATGCGATTAGAAATTCTGCAATTTCATGACTTACGTCAATTGCTATTTTATATTTCCTTAGTCTTTCGTATACAGGCAATGCACCTATTGTGTCTGTTTCAATGATTCGCCTGCGCAACTTGAAGTCATCAACTCCAATCAAAGCCGTCCTTATGGCATTTGATAGCGTAGAAATCCTCTCGCAATTGTCATATGAATACACGTCTATTATTTCTTTTGTAAGCGCAATCGCATCTGCGGAATCGCACGAAAACCACTCTAAATGCCTATGCAGTCCGTATTGGATGAGCGTCTTATGTATCATCAACTCAACAACCAGGGCAATCTCCTTGTTTGGCATTTCTATGGTTTTTGCCAATACCACATCAAAAGGATTTAGAGCCTTTATGCTATCCATCCGAAGTTTCAGATTGCCTGATATGCCAACCTTACAAAAACCGGTGCAATCTACAAAATAGACGTAATGCTTTTGAATGCTATTCATTTTCAATTTTTAACACCCCATTGCTTTTGACGAATAGCTCATACTGTCTTGCCATTGGAGGATGATCTCCCCATCTATATATGACATGCGGCCATACGCCTATCGCATCTGCAAGGGCGCGAATACTGCCGTAAAATTGGATAGCCTCTTTCGTAGTCATGACGAGCCTTAATATTTAACCCTAAGTGTTGACACTGTAGTCAATTTATTCTATGTTTGCAACATGCCCGAACGGAATTACCCGACCGGGATACAACAGGACATACAATATGGCTATTAGTCTGAAGCGCACAGGCGGCTTGCACGCCTCCGGCGTTAAGTTTCTTGTGTACGGTCATGCAGGCGCTGGCAAAACATCGCTCATCGCTACCATGCCAGACCCAATCATCTTGTCAGCAGAAGGCGGACTTCTGTCCATCGCTGGCGCTGACCTTCCCTTTATTGAAATCAACTCGATGGAGTCCTTGCAGGAGGCTTATCGCTGGCTGTCAGAATCCAGCGAGGCGCATCCGTTCCAGTCTGTCGCGCTCGACAGCATCAGCGAGATTGCCGAGGTGGTGCTCAACACTGAAAAGAAGCTGACCAAAGACCCGCGCCAAGCCTACGGGGCAATGCAAGAACAGATGACGGATATCATCCGTTCCTTTCGTGACCTGCCGGGCCGCCATGTTTATTTCTCTGCCAAGTGTGAGAAGTCTACAGATGAACAGGGCCGGGTGATGTATGCGCCATCCATGCCGGGCAACAAGACTGGCCAGGCGCTGCCGTACTTCTTTGATGAGGTGCTTGCCTTGCGTGTCGAGAAAGGCGAGGACGGCCAGCCGGTCCGCGCCCTGATGACGCAATCTGATGGCCTGTGGCAGGCAAAAGACCGCTCCGGCCGTCTTGATACATGGGAGATGCCAGACCTTGGCGCAATCATTCGCAAGATCGGAGGTGAGTCGTGACATTCATCAAAGATGATCTGCCTTTTCTGGCCGCTCAGTGGATTGACGCAAAGGCAGAAGAAACAGCCGCACAAGAGCGCCGTCGGCAGATTGAGGACCAGATGGCAGAAGCCCTGCGCATCAATCCGACAATCGAAGGTCAGCAGACGACAGAGGCTGCGGACTACAAGGTAAAGGTTACTTGCCGCATGACTCGCAAGGTTGATGCTGAAGCCTTGCAGGAACTGGCACTGGAATCCGGTATCGGTCATGACACCTTGTCTGCTCTGTTCCGATGGAAGCCAGAACTCAACATGAAGGAATGGAAAGCAGCAGCCCCAGAAATAACCGGCGCACTGGCCGGCGCAATCACAACCACGGCCGGTCGGCCATCTTTTGCAATCGAACAGGAGCAATAACTCATGGCATTTCTCGATACCCCAATCAATGCAGCAGACCTTCCCGTTGGCCAGTCCGGCAACTTTGAGCCGCTGCCGGCCGGCGATTACAGCGTCACGATTGAGTCAGCCGACGTCAATCCGACCAAGGACGGACAGGGCCAGTACATCAAGATGAAGATGAAGGTGAGCGGGCCAACTCATGCCGGCCGTACCATCTTTGCCAATCTGAACATCCGCAATAAGTCGCCAAAGGCTGAAGAAATTGGCCGGCAGCAGTTGGGCGACATTATGCGCGCTATCGGGCTGGCTACGCTGTCGGACACTGACCAACTCATCGGCGGTAGCCTTGTCGTCAAGCTCGCCATCAAGCCGGCAGACGGCCAGTATGAGGCCGGCAATGAGGTGAAAGCGTACAAGGCTGGCAATGGTAGCGCCGCGCCTGCGCCGTCGTTCCCTGCGCCATCTAGTGCAGTCTCACAGCCTGCCAGCGCATCCGCCCCGCCTTGGGCAAAGAAGTAAGAAGCAACCGGGGCCAGCAATGGCCCCATCTTTTCCCTCGCATGGAGCCTCACACCATGGCAGCAATTCCCCCGCCATCCGATACACTTGCCGACCGCATATACAAAGCACTGGAATCCGCCAGTGAGCCGAGTCGCGGCCACCTTGGCGCGTCACAGATCGGCCATCACTGTGACCGCTATCTGTGGCTGTCGTTCCGCTGGGCCTGCCCCGAGCAATTCCAGGGCCGCATCCTTCGCTTGTTCCGTCGTGGCCACAATGAGGAAGCCGGTGTAATTTCCGACCTTCGCGCCGCTGGCTGCGAGGTCATGGACGCAGACGGCACTGGCCGTCAGTACGGGTTTCGTGATGGCCACTTCGCTGGTTCGATTGACGGCATGGTCTTGGCTGGCATCCCAGAAGCCCCGACAAAGCCGCATGTCTTGGAAGCCAAGACGCACAGCCTCAAGTCTTTTAATGACGTCGTGGCCAAAGGCGTCAAGGCATCCAAGCCGATGCACTATGCCCAGATGCAAACGTACATGGCGCGAATGTCAGTTGACCGCGCCCTGTACTTCGCCGTATGCAAAGATGACGACCGCATTTATACAGAGCGCGTCCGGTTTGATAAGGAAGAAGCCGAAAGGCTATCCGACCGCGCACAGCGCATCATTGCCAGCGACCGAATGCCGGAGCCTATCAGCGCCGACCCTACCTGGTATCAATGCAAGTTCTGTGCAGCCGCTGACCTGTGCCATGGCCACAAGCGACTGCCTGATATCAACTGCCGGACCTGCGCCCACTTCACAGCAGAGCGCGACGGATCCGCTACCTGCGCCCGCTGGCAGTCTGTCATTCCCGACATGGACGCACAGCGCGCCGGCTGTGAGTCGCACGTTATCCATCCCGACCTTGTGTCATGGCAGTACAAGCCTACCGAACAGGGTACGCACTTGATTTATGTCATTGACGGAAAGGAAGTGCTGAATGGTGCGCCGCCTGCATTCACAAGCCGCGAGATTGTCGCTAACCCGGTAGGCTGCGCTAATGCCGATGCGACCATGATGGATATGCGTGCCGCCTTTGATGCGAGGATTGACGGATGAAGCTCCGCGATTATCAGAATCGCGCCATAGACCAACTGTATGACTGGTTCCGTGAGCATGATGCCGGCAATCCATGCCTTGTCCTGCCGACGGGTGCCGGCAAGAGCCTTATCATTGCAAGCCTGATCCATAACGCCTTGCAGCAATGGCCAGAGACTCGCGTCCTGATGTTGACGCACGTCAAGGAATTGATCGAACAGAACGCCGAGAAGATGCGGTCAGTCTGGCCGAATGCGCCGATGGGGATCTACTCTGCCAGCCTTGGCCAGAAGGTGCTTTATGAGTCGATTACCTTCGCCGGCATTCAGTCCATACACAAGAAAGCGCGCCTTCTTGGCCATGTTGACCTGATCTTTATTGATGAGTGCCACATGGTTAGCCACTCACAGCAGGGGCAGTACCGGGCCTTTATCAAAGACCTGCAAGCCATCAATCCGCATATCCGTGTAGTTGGACTGACCGCCACTCCGTATCGGCTGGGTCACGGCATGATACACGAAGGCGACGACGTGCTATTCAATGACCTGATCGAGCCGGTCACCATTGAAGAACTGGTAGCGGCTGGCTACCTTGCGCCGCTGTCCTCAAAGCACACCAGCACAGAAATAGATGTTTCGTCTGTCGGCAAGCGAGGCGGTGAGTTCATCGCCGGCCAGCTAGAGCAGGCGGTAGACAATGACGACACAACAGCGCGCATAGTAACGGAGACACTACAGCGCGCCAGTGATTGCCGCTCCCTGCTTTTCTTCTGCACTGGCGTAAGCCATGCCGAGCATATGGCAGATGAGCTAAACCGTCGTGGCGTATCGGCTGATGTGATAACAGGGGCCACGCCGCCAGGTAAGCGCAAGAACCTGATCGAACAATTCAGGGCCGGCACACTTCGCGCCCTGACAAATTGCGACGTGCTGACTACTGGCTTTGATGCGCCTAACATTGACTGCCTGGTAATGGCGCGCCCCACTATGTCGCCGGGCCTTTATGTGCAGATGGCCGGCCGTGGTATGCGACTGAAACAGCACGCCAGCAAGTGCCTGGTGCTGGACTTCGCCGGTAACGTGGCGATGCATGGCCCA